CCAAAGAGCGGTTGCTGATACTTCTGATCTTGTTGTGGGTGTTTTTAATGGAGTGTTTTACACTGACCCTACTACTCAGAAACCAACTTGGAAAAACTATTATCCAGGAACAGTTAACGCTAGTGACATTGTCGCTACTATCGTTGATGATCCAGATGTAGTCTATTCAATTGACTCTGATGGAGCGTTCGCAGTTGCGGACATCTTCAAAAACTTTGCAATAACAACAGCAACAGGTAACACTTTATCTGGAATATCTGAAGTTCAAATGGACTACAGTGTTTCTGGTTTAACTGTAAGTGGAACTGTTCTTCAAGCAATTGACATATCGCAAGATACTAATAGTTCAACTGCTGGAAGCGTGAACGTAGATGTATTGGTTAGAATTAATAACCATTTCTATGCTCAAGGCACAGGCATATAATAGGAGAATATAAATTATGGCTATATCAAGATCACAACTAGTTAAGGAACTAGAGCCAGGATTGAATGCACTATTCGGCCTGGAATACAATAGATACGACAATGAGCATGCAGAGATCTTCATGACTGAATCTTCGGACAGAGCGTTTGAAGAAGAAGTTATGTTATCTGGGTTTGGCACAGCAGCTACTAAAGCTGAGGGTGCTATGGTCACGTTTGACCAAGCTTCTGAAGTATATACTTCAAGATACACGCACAATACTACTGCGTTAGCATTTGCTATCACAGAAGAGGCGATTGAAGATAACTTATACGACAGATTAGCGGGCAGATATACAAGAGCTCTTGCTAGATCAATGGCACAATCAAAACAAATCACAGCAGCTAACATTTTGAACAACGGTTTCGACACTGGTGGTTCATACAATGGTGGTGACGGTAAAGCACTTATTACTACTGATCACCCGTTAGCTACAGGTGGAACGTTCAGAAATGAACTTTCTACTGCTTCTGACTTGTCTGAAACATCGTTAGAACAATCGTTGATTGACATCGCGGCGTTCGTAGACGAAAGAGGGTTAAAAATAGCTCTTCAAGGTAGAAAAATGATAATTCCAAAAGAATTACAATTTACTGCTGAGAGAATTATGAACTCACCTTTATCTACAACTCCAGGTGGATCATCTGCGTTTGCGAAAAACGACATCAACGCAATGATGAACATGGGTATGATTCCAGAAGGTTACAGAGTTAACCACTTCTTGACTGATACTGATGCATTCTTCATTATGACTGATGCACCAAATGGCTTGAAGAACTTCATTAGAAGTCCTATCAAAACAGCTATTGAAGGTGATTTCGACACGGGTAACGTTAGATTCAAAGCTAGAGAAAGATACAGCTTCGGTTGGTCTGATCCTAGAGGAATCTTCGGTTCTCCGGGAGCGTAATAAGATACTTTATAGGGGCGTACTTTACGCCCCTATATTTAAAGTTTATAATAGGATTTATTATGGGATATAAAAGCGACGTACAAGCAACAAGATCAACTGCAGGTAATACAGGAACAGCTGTAATTGCAGGACCAATTAGATTAAGAGGAATTATCGTTGCTAACGATGGTGTTGGAGCTGGTCTTTTAGAATTAACAACTACTTCAAATACAGGTGTAACTTTATTTATTGCAGACTGTCCAACTGGCGATGTAATTAACTTTTCTTTTCCAGAAGATGGTATACCTTTTCCAAAAGGTATCTTTGTAAAAACAAAAACAAATATTGAAGCTTTCACATTATTAACTGATAAATATTCAGCGCCAGGATTAACATATTAGGTAGAACATGGATTACTATGCTGACTTAGGTATAGAGATCGACGGTTTCGCTAAAGGTGGTATGCCTGCGCGTAATAAAAAGAACTACCGAGCTACTAAATCAGGTGCGGGGATGACTACTGCAGGTGTTAAAGCTTACAGAAGATTAAATCCAGGATCAAAATTAAAAACAGCTGTTACAGGCAAGGTTAAAAAAGGAAGTAAAGCTTCAAAAAGACGAAAGTCCTATTGTGCAAGATCTCTTGGTCAACTAAAAAATGCATCAGCTAAAACAAGAAATGATCCTAATTCTAGAATAAGACAGGCTAGAAGAAGATGGAAGTGCTAATGATTAAGAATTTTAAAGACATAGTAATACTATTAATTACAAGTGGTGTTCTAATTTTATTAGGTACTATTATTGTTGGAGATTATATTGTAGCATTAGAAGAAAATAGACCAGTAGATGATAGTGTAATAACCTTAATGAAGATGTCGGTTACAGGATTAATTGGAGTTATTGGTGGTTACATTGGTGGTAGTAAATGAGAGATTCAAAATTAATAGAACAGTTCCTAAAAACAAAATATAAAAAAGTAAAAGAAATGATTTTATTTAGAAGCCTTAAAAAAGAAGTAGAAATAGGGGCTAACGGAACTCAAGACTATATTATTAAAAAGGGCGTAAATAAAGACACAATAGCTAAAAAGTAATGTCTAAAATATATTGGTGTGTTGTAGATATATTTATTTATCTTATGCTATCATTAGTTTTTTTAATAACTTTATTAGGAATATTTTTTAGAACCATGATAGATAAATTTTGTTATAAATTCTTTGGAGCATTAGATTCTATCTGTGAATGGATAGCTGAAAAGTTAGCTGGTAAAAGATGTAAGTGTAAAAAAGGAGTAAAGAATGATTGATCAAATTAAAGAACAAATTAAAGATGCAGCGATGCATTATTGGACAGACCACAAAGCAGCAGTAATTATTGTTTCGATTGTATTAATTATTGCAATTATAAAGTAGATTCTAATTAATATGGAGTGTGCTAGTGTGAACTATTATTTTACAGGAGCTTTAATTATTGGATTTATTATACTAACAATATTAGTGGCACCCTTATGAGTAGAAAAACTAATACTATGTTAATTGGATTGTTAGGTACGATCCTACTGGGACTTGCTACATGGACATTAGTCACACTTATAGAACTTCAGTTAATGGTAACTATGATTCAGTCGGACTTAATGTCTATTGATAAACAATTTGGAAGGGTTTATAATTTCATCGATTCAGTTAGACAAAAATAATGACAAATTGTAAAAAATGTAAAAAGGAATTCGAAGCTAAAGAAGAACTAGATATGTTCTGTAGTGACGAATGTAAACAGGAAGCACTAGCTGATCTTGACAGTGACAGCGATGAGTGTTTATCTTGTCAATAAATGAATCTTTCCCGAAATTTCACTCTTCAAGAATTAATTAAATCCGACACTGCTGTCCGTAAGGGCATAGATAACAACCCCAACTCAGATCAGATAGCAAAACTAAAATTACTGTGTGATAATATTTTACAACCCGTCAGAGATCATTTTGGTCCTGTAGTTGTGACATCATGTTATAGATCTCCAGAGTTATCAGTTGCAATCGGTAGTTCAGTTAATAGTCAGCACTGTGATGCGGAAGCCGTTGATTTCGAATGTCCAGGAGTTGATAATGCAGAGCTCTGCGATTGGATATATAGTAATCTTGATTTTGATCAAATGATTCTCGAGTTCTACAAAAAAGGAGAACCTAACAGCGGGTGGTGTCATTGTAGTTATGTTGAAGATAAACCTAGGAAGCAGTTCTTGCATGCATTTAGAGAAGAGGGTAAAACTAAATATAAACCAATAATAGGAAAGGCAGTAGATTTATAATGGCAATAACAAGAGCACAGATGGCTAGACAATTAGAACCTGGTCTAGGGTCATCAGATAAAAGAAAATTTGATAAAGTAATCGCAAAAACACATGGAAAAGTCTATAAAGAAAAGAAACCCGGTCGCAAGAACCCTCTTACAAAGACGTTTACTGTTTAGCCCTAAGGTGGTACAATCAAAGAAGTTATATAACCGCAAACAGCAGAAGTTATACACTCTGAATGCCGCGGCACAAAAGGAGATTTAAATGGCTAAAAAAGGACCTTGTTGGGAAGGGTATGAAATGATTGGAATGAAATCCAAAGGTGGAAGAAAAGTTCCTAACTGTGTTAAGAAAGCTAGTGAAGGCTCGCTTGCGGAATATCAAGGTAAATTTATTAAACATGATTCAGGTGGAATAGATTTATCAAATAAAAATTTATCAGAATATTACGGAGATTTATTAAAATAATGGATGAAGCAACTGAATATAAAGCTTACTTAAAAGCATTAAAAGAAGCAACGGATTCTGTCAAAGGTGACAAACAGGATAAAGCTGCAAAAGCTGCAGCTAAAAATAAAATAATCAATCTATCTTGCGGCGGTATGGGTATCGCTGTTAAGGGTGGAAAATTCGAAGGAGTAAAATAATTATGAAGATGCAAAAGAAAATGTCAGGCGGTATGTCTGCTGGTGGTGGACACAAAAACTATAAAATGACCGGACAAATTGGTCAAGCTAAGGATGGTAAAATGATTAAAGCTAAAACAGGTAAACTTGTTGGATCTCAAAAAAAATTACCAGACGGTTTAAAAAAAGCAATTTTAGCATAAGGATGCAATGGCTACATCAGGAACTACAAGTTTTAATATCACAATCGATGAGGTTATAGAAGAAGCTTACGAAAGATGTGGCTTACGAACTAACTCAGGGCATGATATCAAATCTGCTAGAAGAAGTTTAAATCTTTTATTTTCTGAATGGGGAAACAGAGGTATCAACCTTTGGAAAGTTAAATCAGAAACTACAACACTTATTAATGGACAAGTAACTTACGACACACCTACTGATTGTAATGATGTGCTTGAAGCTGTTGTTACTACTACAGGTGGTAATCAACAAACATTAACAAAAGTATCTAGATCGGAATACATTGCGATACCTGATAAGACTATAACAGGAACACCTTCGCAGTATTATGTTAATAGACAAATCAACCCAAATATAAGTTTATATCTGGCGCCTGATACGAGCGCCGTGGTTAATATATTCTATTACTATCTTGCAAGAATTGAAGACGCAGGGGCATACAGTAATACATCAGATATGCCATTCAGATTCTTTCCTTGTATGGTATCTGGATTAGCATTTTACTTATCACAAAAAGTTGCACCCGATAGATTACAAGCATTAAAATTATTATATGAAGATGAATTAAAAAGAGCATTAGAAGAAGATGGACAGAGAACTTCTGTTTATATCACCCCTAATGTTTATTACCCACAGGGATCATAATGGCTTACGCAAAAGGTAAACGTTCTCAATCAATATCAGATAGATCAGGACAAGCTTTTCCTTATTTAGAAATGGTAAAAGAATGGAATGGTTCATGGGTACATACATCTGAATTTGAAGCTAAACAACCACAACTAGATCCAAAACCACATATGGCGGATCCTCAAGCGTTATGGAATGCTAGACCTCAAAGAGCAGCCCCGGTTACAGTTTATTTAGACCCACAATATTGGCCTGGACAATTTTTATCTAATGGTATGCAACCAGGAGAATCTTCTTTAGCAGAAAATAACAAGAGACAGTTGGGTGCTGCAGTAGGGAGTGTTACAATAACTACATAATGACATACGCAGAATTATTACAAAAGGTTAGAGATTATACAGAAGTTGATTCAGCTGTTTTAACAGATACTATTGTTCAAGGAATGATAAGAGATGCTGAGCTTCGTATATTTAGAGAAGTGGACGCTGATTACACAAGAGAATATGCAACAGCTAATTTAAATATTGGTTCACCTTATTTAGATTTACCAAGTGCTAATGTAACAACAAGTACTAGAA